TATCTGCTAACTCACAAGAACTTCAGAACGGTATTGCTCATCGTATTTCAGGCGGTAATGCCGGTAAGTTGGAACTTTCTGACTTTGCGTATGCTCGTTATACGTTGAAGAAAGCCAATGTTCCTGATCGTGGAATGGTTGCAATTGTTGATCCATCTGTTGAATACCAAATCAATACACTGACGAACCTTGTCAACGTGTCTAACAACCCAATGTGGGAAGGTATTGTTCGTGATGGTGTAGCAACAGGTATGCGTTTCGTAGCTAACGTATATGGTTTCGACGTATATACATCTAACTACTTAAAAGCAACAGTAGCTGATACAGCCTTGAAAGAAAAGGACAATTCAACTACTAACGCCTTTAACTCAACCAATGGTGTAGCTAACTTGTTCTTCTCATCAGATGCTAGTGCTAACCCATTCGTAGGTGCATGGCGTCAAATGCCAGAGGTAGACTACGAGTACAACAAGGACTACCAACGCCACGAGTATGTAACTACTGCTCGTTATGGTGTTAAGAAGTATCGTCCAGAAGGTATTGTTACTATCGTAACTAAGCCTGGTCTATAATAAAATTAAAGGTGGCTCCTTCGGGGGCCATCTTTTCTCTTGACAACACTTATATTTATATGTATAATACTTAAAACACTGGCAGAGGTCTCTAATGGTTAACGTACAACATAATGCACTTACAGGTAATGACTTACATGAACCTAAAGGATTAGCAGGTACTTCCCACAGTGGTCGAGTATATGTGTCTAATGGTAGTGCTTCAGGGGCTTGGACAGCTAGACAAGATTTAATTACCGTTCACATTCATGATATTTCAACAGCAACAGATATTTATGTTCCTATTATAAATGCAGGTACAGTTGTTAAACTTCAGACAGTAACTTCTGGTACAATAGTTGGATCAGATTTAGATATAACAGCTTATAACTCCTCTAGTGCTTCAATGGGAGAATTAACGGTTCAGTCAGGATCTGCTGCGGGGGTTGTAGACGTTTTGTCACCTACTTCAAACAACACAGTAACGGCAGGAAGTTACATTAGGATTAATAGCAACGGTGGCCCTTCAAGCCACGTTGATGTAATGCTTATTATAGCCGTGGATCGTACATCATGAAGACAACTCTTTTACAAATTGTACAATCTATTTTGTCAGACATGGATTCTGAAGATGTCAATAGCATTTCAGATACCGTTGAGGCTCAACAGATTGGGTCAGTAGTAGAGGATACCTACTACAATATTATTGCTGCCCGTGAGATACCTGAGCACAATAAGCTGATGACATTGACAGCTATGGCTGACTCAGCTAAACCCACTCACTTCAAGTACCCTACTAACACAAAGCACATTGATAGAGTAGAGTATAACGTAGGGACTGTGTCTAAGAAAGACTTTGCTGAAGTCGCCTTTGTTGATCCAGTTTATTTCTTAGACAACATGGATGAATCAGGTTTACTCGTAGAGACTTACGATGGTAACTTAGACATCTTTGTCGGAACAACCACAGCCCCTAGCTATTACACATCATTTGATGATGAGTATGTTATTATGAACTCTTACGATAGTGCTGTGGATACAACCCTACAGTCATCTAAGATAAGAGCCTTTGGTTCTGTGTACCCTACGTTTAGTCAGACAGATTCTTTTGCACCTGACCTAGACAACACATTGATGCCCTTGCTTTTAGCTGAAGCTAAGTCAACTTGTTTCTCACTGTTCAAAGGGGGTTCAGACCCTAAGGTTGAACAGGCTGCTCGTCGTTTAAAGTCTTACGTTATGAATGATCAGTATAAAACTAAACGTCCTAACATTAGGAATTACTACGGAAGACATTAATGATTGAGTACGAACACGATACAGAAAACCAATACTGTTTGTGTAAATCAGATAAGTTACTAGCTGAAGTATACATTGAAAAAGAAGTTGGTGGTTATAGGTTTTTCACTATTCGTTATCAACGTGGGCCAGTTCCCAAAGAACTATCAGGTAGATACACGAACATACCAGCAGCACAGAATGCCCTAGAACGGTACTTGCGGAACAAACCTGTTTCTAAAACTAAACGGGTAAGAGAGTACGCAGACCAAAGAGAGATGGAACGAAATGCCGCAAAGTCTAAATCAAAAGGCAGTTAATAACTTTATTAAAGGTTTGATCACTGAAGCTGGTGAGATGACTTTTCCTGAAGGTGCCTCTACAGATGAATTAAACTGTGATTTACGGCGTGATGGTACTCGTAGACGTAGACTAGGTGTTAAGCTAGAGGATAATCACGTTTTAAACACTGCTACCCAAGCTGCTTTAAATGGCACTAAACCTTTGTCTAGCTTTACTTGGAAGAATGTTGCAGGTAATCCTGACATAGAATACCTTGCAGTTCACAACGGACAATTTGTTATTTTTTACGATCAAAGTGCACCTCCTTATTCTGGAAAGTACTTAGGGTTTGTTGATTTAGCTGATGTTGATACTAGTCCAGCCTATACGGGTATGGACAAACAAGCAAACGCACTTTCATTTTCTTCTATTAATGGTTTATTAATAGGAACACACGCAACTATTGGAAATAGTTTTACAGTATCAGAAGAAATAGCTGCTCTTGTTGGCTCAACAGACTCTTCAGGTTCTGGCACACCAGCCGATATACACATAAGGGTTGAAAACCCTGTTGTAGGTTCTATTTTTACTATTACAGGGACGAACGCATCTGGACAAGTTATTACAGATAGTGTTACTACCCCTAGTGGACACAACACTCCTTGGACGCCAGCAGTTCAGACCTTTGCAACTGTAAGAAGTGTAGAATTATCTGGTAATAGTATTCTAACGGGTTATGTAAGAGTAGGTACTGCAAGCGATACAGATTCTATTGTTAATTTAACAGCGGGGTTAGGCATTGGATTTGCTAAACTTAATGGTGTTTCTACAGGAGTTAATGGTCAAGATTATTTTAAAATAGAAAAAATAGATTTTAAGACAAGAGACTTTAGGTACTTTACGACTGACTTAAAATCTTTATACAAAGAAGAATCTTCAACATATTCTATAGAGATAAGTGATGCCCGTAGATATGATACATATAATTCAGGGTGGGTATCTAAAAGTACGGGAAGAACTTCTGGAAGTACTGAACTTACAGCTTATGACTACTACAGACTTCAAGCCAACACGTCAACTTTATTTCCTCCATTAACTCACCCTTGGTTTTCAGGTAAGAATACTTCGGATCAGTTTGATATAGCTGAGTGGAAGAAAATAGACGGGGGTACTTCTCTTTCAGGAAATGGACACTTTGTATTAGACTTTTTTGACAACGGTTCTAGAGAAAGGGAAGTTATTAAAGCAGACACAGGTATTACAGGTAATTTTATTATACCTCCTTCAGATTTATCTGGGCCTATTACAGAGCCTATAAATTCCCGTTGGAGAGCTTGTGAAGCTTTTTCAGGAAGAGTTTTCTTTGCAGGTTTAGATGACCCCGAATACGGTGGTTCTATTGTATTCTCTAAACTTATTGACTCAAGAGAAGATATAGGCGTTTGTTATCAACAAAACGATCCCACCTCTGAACATTTATCTACTTTGCTTCCTACTGATGGTGGCATGATTACCATACCTGATGCTGACAAAATACAAAGACTGTATGCTTACCAGAGTTCTATCTATGTATTTGCTGAGAATGGAGTCTGGCAGATAAGTGGTGTTGATGGGGTATTTAAAGCTGATGCTTATTCTGTCAACCGTGTAAGCCGTGTGGGTATTCTTAATGCTCAGAGCTTTGTGGCTGCTGATGGTGCACCTTTCTGGTGGTCACGTTACGGTATCCACACACTTAGCACTGATCCAGTGTCAGGTCAAGGTGCTGAACAGAATATTTCTGTAACAACTATACAGAGTTTCTGGGATAGTATTGATGCTGATGCTAGAGAAAAAGTTATTGGTAAGTTTGATCCTATTAACAAAAGAATATACTGGGGCTATCCTAACAAGGATGCTTCCCCTGAGTATAAAATAAACAACTTTTTAATACTTGACATAACTCTTGGTGCTTTTTACCCTTGGAAAATTGAAGACAAAACATCTCAACAGTATGAATCATTTATTGTGGGCTTTGAGTTTTATTCAGGTTTTGGTTCAGATGAATTAGTTAGAGATGTTAGAAATGGGACTGATGGGGCAGATGATGTTGTAGTAGGAAGCGATGATGTTGTCTCAACAGCTATAAACTACCACAACACAGGTGATCCAAATATAATTCTACTTGTTAGTGCTACTGCTAACCAAATACCTAGTAACAGACTTACTATGGGTTCTTTTTCAGGTGGTGACTATAAGGATTGGGGTGAGACTGACTACACATCCTTTGCTGAAACAGGCTATGATTTCGTAGGGGATGCTGTCTTAAAGAAGAATGCACCTTACCTTGTCACATACTGTCGGGTAACTGAGACAGGATTTACAGGAAACCCTCAGGCTGGATACGAGGCTGTTAATCCTTCAGGTCTTCTTGTCTCATCTTCCTTTGACTTTAGAGAAACCTTTAGCCCTTCTCAACAAGTATACAGAAAAAAGTATCCAGTTGTTGTAGATCCTAACAATTTAGACTTGTATGATTACCCTGAAGATGTTATAACTTCTCGTGTAAAGCTTCGTGGACATGGACGTTCAATGAGGTTAAGATACGAAAGTGAAACTGGCAAGGACTTCATACTTATTGGATGGGGTATTGTCCAAGGTAGGAACCCTAGGTATTGATAAACATTAGAAAAGCGACAGAAGAAGATGTCTTTGACATTCTTGTTTTAGCTAGAGAGTTTTCAAGAGAAGCCCCTAAGTCTCATAAGTGGAACAAAGATAAGACAGAACAGTTTATACTTAGTTCAATCTTAAACTCT